CTATCTCCAGGATAATTTACAGTGCGACCTCTATAATTAATAGGCACTAAACCAACTTGTGATGACGGTAACGATGCTGCTCTGACATGAAAATCAGAAATTATATTTGCTGTACTGGCTACTTGAGTAGCACTATTAGTTCCAACACCAACTGGCAAAGAACCACTAACCTTAAATCGGTTGATTCTGGTTCCTCCACCAAAGTTGTTTATAAACTCAGTTATTGAATGGTTGTTTGCCATTTATTTTCCTTAACCACTAAACGCTTCTGATGTATTGGTGTTTACTATGGTGATTACTATGGTTTCAGCAGTAGCTGTTGGTTGTATATAAACATCAAGAATTAGTTTATTTTGAGCAATTGTTGCATCAGTATTATTGGTTGTATCACACACAACTCGATAATTGGTAATACCATTTCCTGCTTTTACTTTCTCCATGATTGGAGTTACAGACGATACAACTTTTTGACGAGTATTGGTATCGTTTATTTCAAACAGATACTTTTGCGTTACTGATAATAGTTGCTTCTTTAGATAAGCAATAAGCGATGTGGTGTTTATAGTAGTCAAACTTCCAGTACCAGAATATGAAGTTTTGTTACCCATCAAGAAAGTGCCTTCTCCGGGGAAGACTACGACTGGATTTACATCTCCTTCGTATAAGTAATTGGCGTCAGATTCGCTAAAATTTTGCTGCATAGCAACAACGCCTAAAATTCTTCCTCTGGTTTTACCTGCTGGAGAAGTCCATAAATTGGCATCACGAGCAGATCTAGCCATACATCCTGCTACATCTGGACTCAAATTGGACTCTAAAATATTTACTGTGGATCCTACGCCTGCTGCGTACTTTTTGCGACCCGCTACGTAAACAACAAATTCGCTAGCCGTGGTTGTACCAAAATCTACTAATTGACTTCCGTAAGTATTTGACAGAGGAATGCCTGTAATCTTTTGAGTATTACCAATAAAAGCTAAACAATCTTGTCTGGTAGTTGCGGCACTTACTGCTGCTGCAGACGAGAATGTATTTCCGGTTTCAAATATTACGTCAATATTTGCTAACGATTTATTATGGATTGGGGTATTGGTTACACCAAGAACACCGTTTGCTTTGTAATAATCACCAGTGGATCCTGTGGCACCTACAAGGCAGATACCGCCGTATTGAAGATAGTTGGCTACAGCCCACCATTCACCTGCCCATGATCCGGTTGGTCCAGATTTTCCTACAGTACTGGCGTAAAGGCGGCTATACCACTCATTTACGCTTGAAATGCCCATTAGGCCAATTTCTACTTCAGAAATTCCATTTGAACCAGTTTTTCCAAACAGATTGACTAATCCATTAAATGAAACAACGCCTGCTACCAACGGAGAGGCAGCTTCACTATTCGTTGGAGAAGTAAAAGTGTTGTTTTGAGTAGTTACTGCCATCTTTTCTCCTAAAATATTTTACTTTACTTAATATTTATATTTTTGGGAGCTTAGACCCTCGTCCAGGTATCATTATCGCCATTTGGTCCAATTTCTCCTATTGGGTCGTCGTCTACCCCTGAAATAAAGCCAAAACTAAACCAATCATCGTCTTCAATTTTTTTAATTTCACCATCAAACAATTCTTTTCTGATGTCTACATTAGTAATTTCTTTAAAATAGGGCTGTTTTGTGACCCATGCAAACAAAACCAAGCACATCACAAGATCATCGGTATGGCCATCGTCTGCAGAAAAACTGTTCCATTTTGCAATAAATGAAAGTAATTCTTTTATTACATCTTCATCTTGAATTAATAATTTATCTTGTTCTACCAAACTTTTTAAGATAGAACACCCTAATTTTTTGACAACAGCCGTTGTTCTAACTCCTAATAGGGTTTCTCCGCGACCGAATCCACCATTCAAAACCATTCCAGCCCTACCTTTGTTCATGCTGGTTAATAGATTTTCGTACTCTAGATCGTAATGCAAAATATCAGCAACTTGACCACCAATATCATTAACTTCAACTAACATATACGCATTATTGTATTTTCTACCAAGAGCAGCTAATATTGTTGGAAATAACATGGGAGAAATTATGTTATTTCTGTACTTGGCTACTATTTTATATGGTGCTTCCGTGATATCAAAAACAATAGCTGCACTATAATCTTTACCTTGCCCTCTAGAGGTATCTACTGTTATTGTATAGATTTTATTTGGTGTCGGCTCTTCGTATATCCAAAGACCTTCGGCCATTTTATTGATGGGTGGTTTTGGAACCAAAGTATGCAGTTTAGATGTGGATATAAGAGTATTGGATGAACCAATAAAGTCACAATCGTATTCGCTTTTAAACTTTTGTTCACCACCAGAACCACCACCTAATTGTTTGATGGTTCGTTCTTTCCATTTTTGGTCACGAAGCGGACCGCCCGGATACAGTGGAACTTCGCTCCAGTGAACTTCGATAGGGACGTATTCGTTTTTGCCTTCTTCTCCAGCCTTACGGTTGGCTCCTTGCCAAAGGCTGTAAAACATGTTTAAACCGTTTGGGGTCGATACTATGATAACTTTGGTGGTTTGACCAGAGGTAATTGTAGGATACACGGAGCTAAAAAACTCGTCAGCAATATTTGCAGGAACGTGAGCAAACTCGTCCATGAAAATCACATTATACGAACCACCACGGACAGCAGAAGCAGAGGTTGCTGATGCCATGACACGAGATCCATTTTCTAATTGGATAGAAGTCTTGTTCCATTCAACAACACCATGCTGAAGCCATTTTGGAAGATACTCGTATGCTTCTTTTAGGCGTTTCATGATCTCCATAGCCGTTTTCATTTTGTTGGCAAGAATGGCTATGTTTACGTTTTGATTAAAAATTAAATAGTGAACCATCCACGCAACGGTGGTTGTGCTCTTACCGGTTTGACGGGGTAGTTTGGCAATAACAAACCGATTGTCTTGAATGGTTCGTACAATATCTTCTTGATAATCGTAAAGATTAAATGATTCAAGACCTTTATCGGTAGTTACAATCTTAATGTATTTTTTAATGAAATAAACAGGATCATTAGAGCATTTGATGTACTCTTCAACCTGCTCTTTTGTAAACTCTATTTGAGTTCCAATCTCTTTAAGATTGGGATTACCAAGATATCCTGATTTCTTTTTATACCCCATTGTTACCATCTAAAAAATGTTGACTGTCTAGTGCTTTTTTTCTACTTCGGTCTTGATTAATTAAATCTTGTAATTCGCTTGTAGAACCAACATAAATTGAATTGTTGGTTGTATGATTAACTTTAATTTCTTCTTTTTTGATTGTTTTGGATTTTTGATACAGATCAATCAAATCTTTATTCATTTCAGACACAGTTTTTAATAACTGACCAAGAACTTCATATGCACGCGGAGAGTCTCCAGCTTTTGCAACTTTAAGAATTTCGTCTATAGCACAAGATCCATTATCGATTAGTCCTTTGATATTATCTCGAACATAATTAAAATCAGCATCTAAACTGACACCAGCAGTGCTTGTTGGTTTAGTTATTGGAGTTGAAGGTGCGCCATCGAACTCTATTCCTAGAGTTTTAGAAATAATATCAGAAGATTCCATATAATTATTTATCCAGTTATACCAAACACAGACGAGAAGGTAATGCCCAATGCCCCTTCTTGTAAAAATTGCATTCTGATGTCTTTGATCGGATATTCTCCTTTGATTGGACCGTAGACATAAGATTTAACAACAAATTGATAAGTACTAACAATAAAACGTCTAGTACTAAAATCGCCTTCATATTCTTGAGTTAATGTTGTGTTTCCAATACTAATAGGAATGTCCACACTTTGGTTTAAATCATTCATTTTAATAGAAACTATAAATTCAGGAGAAAAATATGGAAGAATTTGTTCCATTATTTGTAAATTTTCTTCTAAATTTCTAGTAAAAACGTTTAAATTAAAAGTAAAATTATATGGCACTTCAGAATACATGCTGTATCCGTTTATGCCATCAACACACACCTTTTTATTTAACTTGTTTAATTTTCTTGTGGGATCAAATACAAGACCTACAAGTTCAAACGACATTCTAGGCAGAGAAACTTCTATACGTGTTTTGTCACTAATTGAACTTGGTTCGGTTAAACGTTTTACAAATTTTTCTTTTGCTGCATAACTTAAAGGAACAGAAAATAATCGTTGATTATTATTTTCGTCCTTTTGTTCTAATTTAATGTTATTAAATAAACTGCCAAAAGCAATTACTAATTTTCTAACAGAATCGTTTTTAAAATGCGTAAACATTAGTAATTACCTTCTGAGAATGGGTCTGTTTCGGTAAAATCAAATATATCCAATTTAGTTACTTCTGTTTCAATTTCATCATTATCTCCAGCAGGAGTCTTGTCTTCAAAATTAGAAAGATAAAGATTAGTGGTTATTCCTGTTTCTGCAGAAACAACACATTCAATTTTACTATCCGCACCCTTCAAGGTATCGCCTACGGACACTGTTCCTTGTAGATTAATTAGTTCTAGATATGCATCACCAAGTGGTTTAGTAGCAACAGTTGCATTAAACGTTGCAATTTCTTCTGTGCAATTTGCACCAGAAAGTCCTTTACATTGATACACAAATTCTCCGGGATAGTACGAATACAGTGTTATTCCGTTTAATTCGCTTGCAATAATATAACGATACGAATATTGACGATTTTCTGTTTGTGTTGCGTCTATATCTGTTGTACCAGTAGATACGTTTTCTTGATTGTAACTGAAAAGTTCACAGGTTAGACGAAAAGAATATAATTTACCTAGTTGATAAAAAGGATTTTCGTGTTCTACAAAGTTTATTTCAAATAAAGATTTTGACAAGGGAAAGTAAACAAGATCTCCTTCTCTGGGTCTAGTTATTGCAGGAAATCGAGATTGAACTTCTTGAATAAATCTTTTTCTTGAAAGTGTTAAATAAACATTATCTTTGATTTCAATACCAAATTTAGAAGCTATGTCGCCTTGCCCCTGAAATCCGGATACGGAATCAATATACATTTCCAACGGCACAGAATTTTTGTAATTAACTCGTTTACCTTCACCGAAAATTTTATCCAACTCTACAATATTTCTGGGAATGTAATACATTTCTCTACCCATTGTTTTAATAATTTCAATGGTTAGATCTTCTGTAAGATCTTGTTCGCCAGAATAATCTTTAAAGTATGGATTTGTTGCCATATTAACCTGTCATGAAGTTCACTGGTAGTTCGTATTCGTGTTGCATTTGTTGTTCAATCATAGCAATTTCGTTGTTGGCTTCGGCATAAATTTGACCACCACGCATTACTACTCCACCGGGAAGTGCAACACCATCAAACTTGGCCATATTTGCACCCCACTGTCTTTTAATTAAAGCTGTTAAGTAACGCTTTAAATAACGATCATTAAAAATTTCAGTGTACTTGTTAGGATTTAAAGCCGCATATGCCCAGATACAAATCCAGTCACCGGCTTTTGTTTCTTGACCCCAGTTCATCTCTAAATAAAGTCTATTAGTTACTTTACTAAACACAACAGACTTTTCTGGTTGGAACATATCTTGGATTAATTGAATGTATCTTTTGGTTGAATCGTAAGACGCAAGACCAAGAGAGTACACACCACTAAGATTTCTATTAATACCAAAGTAGTCAGTTAATGCTAATTGATATCTAACGTCAAACATGTTGATGTTTGTAAACGGACCAAATTGCAGTACTTTGATAATTGATACTATTTCTTTGCCTGTTGGGCCATCCACTTCATTTGGAGACAGTATTGATTCTGTATCAATATACCGATTATCAATATCAGTTTGGGTTAATTGATACTTAAAAAATACTTTTTCAACACCATCAAAATGGCGTTCTGTAAAGTATTGTAAGGCATCATCTAAACGATCTTCGGCTTGTTGCCAATCAACGTTAATATCCACAACTGGAGCACCCAGTTGTCTAAATGCGTATTCTATGATGGTTTGTCTTGAATTTGGAGATGCCATAATACTTCCTTCAAAGTATTTATGGCAAATTTAAATTTAAGATTGTTGATTTGGTTGTTGTGGTTCTTGCTTCTCGGGCAAAGATACAGGTATATTAGAAACAATACTATAATCTATGTTTTCAATATAATAACGCCTAGTAATAGGTTCGGTTGCTTCATCCGGTTTGCTTGGTTGATAATTTGTAAAACCGGGCATGTTTAGGGGACAATTTAACTTGGGGTAATCTAGTTTGCTGTACTCTTGCCCTTCAGACATGAGCCATGTGTGTGGCTTATCTCCACAGCCACATCCACCGCAAAAATGCTTCCCAGGAGTGCTGCTTTCTTTTAAGTGTTCGCACGGTGGCAGTTCTCCACCCATATGCTTGTTACCAAAACAACTAAGAACACGTAATTGTTTTGTTGGTTTATTTACTTTATTTCCAGCTAATCCACGAGAAGTTAATGCAGTGGCAAAACTTTGAACCATTCCTATCTTGCGAGATAGGATATTTTTTGCGTCTTCTGGATTACTTTCTTTTCTAAACTCTGGACCGTTTTGTTCGTTGTTTTGTTTGTTTTTATTGCAACCGCATCCCATAATATAAACTCCTACAATTATATATCATGAATCCAAATAAATTCTTCGGAATAATCTTA